AATAATATGAACCTGTACCACCACCAACAATTGCTTTCGGGAACATACCAATTTCCATGTAGGTGTGGTTAACAACAATCATTGGAATATCTTTTAAAGACAAGTGTGGTGTTACCATACGGAACAAAGACTTGACTTGTTTTGCTCTAGACATATCAGCAACCGATTTTTCAGCCAAGGCATCTTCAACTTCTTTCTTTGATGCCAAGTTGCCAATTGAATCAATAACGATAATCAATTTATCACCACGCTCAAGTTGTGTCAATTGAGCCATTATGTCGAACTTGAGTTGTTCAATATCTGTAAGAGGAGTATGGAGCACCCGCTCAGTGTCGATACCAAAAGAATCGAAATAAGACTGCGGAGTACCAAACTCTGAATCATAGAATAGAAGTGCTGCATCCGGATATTTGTCCAAGTAAGATTTGGCCATCAACAAACTGAATGCTGTCTTAAAGTGTTTAGATGGACCTGCCCACATTGTAAGGCCTGGTGTTAGACCACCATCTAACTTGCCAGAAAGTGCCACATTAATAATTGGCACTGCGGTCGGAATCATATCCTTCGCATTGAAGAATTTTGATTTTGCTAAGATGGCAGAATCTTTGATACTGCTGTTCTTTTTAATTTTGTCGAGAATGCTCATTTATTTTCCTTTTTCACGAAACGAATATGGTTCATCATAATCATACTTAGGTTCTAACTTTTTAGGTAATTGCTGTTCAGATGAAGTGATTGGTGGTATTGATTCACCACTCGCTTCATCAATTATAATCATGTTATCTTTTCTAATCTCTACAGTTTCTTCCTTCTTTGGTTCTTCTATTGTTTCTTGTGTTACAATTTCTGATAGTTCTTCTTTTGTAGGTTTTTCTCCCACATCTGCTACCCAAGCATCTGGTTTATTTTCTATTTCTGGTATGGGCTTTTCTTTCATTGACATGTTGTATGCAATCAACAATAGAATTGCCAATGGATCAAACACAACAATAATCAATAGGATGACAAGTCTTACCGCTTTGTCGATAATATCTGTAGAAGCCTCTGTACCATACGCCAAGGCTGCAATGTATTTGATTGGCCCGATATCCGATTCAATCTTTTTAAGCTCTGTAGATAACGGCGCACGTTCCTCTGAGTATTTGGCAATGGCGGTTTGCGACTGTTGAATTTCTTGTAGTATTCTAGTCCTATCTTTCTGTTGGGAACGGCGTATTGCTTGCGCTGTAGCGGCACCTTTTTCATCAGTTGAACGACCCATAGTTTGGTCCACAACCTCATCATACTGTTTAATTGCCTTGCGGTTTGCCTCGACATTTTCCTTCTCCGTTTTAATCTTTTCATCCAACAATGCAATCTTATCAACAAGTGGTGCATTGTCTGCTGAATGTTCAAGGTGTGCCTTGGATAAGAAACCAAAGATACCCATTGAAGTAATCAACATCAAAATCACAACAGCAATTGACAGATAGGATTTAATAAGGAAAGGACATTCTTTCCAGTTTCTATACAGCCAAGATACAGTTACAAGTTTCGATAACTCAAGTATAGAACCCATAATAATAACTGGCCAGAAAGAACCTGGAAATATTTCTGCTAAACCAATAACTGAATAATAACCAGCAACGATGGATAATCCTATTGCTGTTAATAACGTTAAAAATATCATCCGAAAAAGTCCTCTAAAGAATTTGTCTTTTCTGCCGACCAGTTCATGCAGCGTAGAATCACGCTAATTGGTTCCAGAAAAGCCTTGTCGAATTGTACATCATAGTCGATATAGTTGTCAAGCTCAAACTCTTTTGGTATTCTTGATGGAAAAGAAATCACATCATTCTTGAAATGATTTGGCATTTTCAGATAGGTAAATTTGAGTTTTTCACCCTCTTGAATGAGTGGGTATTTCTTAGTCAAATCTTTTTGTTTCAGGTAATGGTTGTAGACAATCGCACCACGAACATGGATTGGTGTGCCTTTTTTGAACAACATTACTGGATCGGAATAAGTATTTAGCCCATTTAAACCCCGTGGAAAAGATATTTCTTCCGCAGGCAACGTCTTGAATTCTTTTCTAAAGTTGGTAATAAAATCTTGCACTTGTTGTTCGGTGCCAGTCATCATCAACTTGATAGAATCTTTCATCTTCTCACGGATGGCAGATGGTGTGGATGATTTAATCATTTCCAAACCCATCACCTTCATGTGTGGTTCAGCGTACTGTACACCTTCATTGTTATACACATTAAGGATATAACGCTTCTTGGCAGTCCAGACACCTTTGTCGGAAAGACCTTCACGCTTCATCTGCATCTTTTGAGCAAACGCATGAACATATTCGGACAATTCTTCGTATGACTTGTCGATATATGGTTGTAGTTTATCTTCACAAACTTTGTCCATGAATTCAATAACCTTTTGTGCAGGCATCTTAACAACACCATCGACACCATAGACCTTGTTCACCAAGTCACCAAGGCGCAGGTAAATAGAATCTGTGTCTGATGCAATCACATAGTCCACACCTTCTGTGGACAATATCTTGTTCATGTACTGGTTGATTTTTGCTTCAATCCATCTGATTGATAACTGACCTGCGGTAGTGACTCCCAAAGCCATGCGTAGGTCATAAAACCTAAAATACTGGCTTCCCAAAGCGCCGTAGGCAGAGTTGAGGGATACTTTCTTTGCAAGTTGTAGATTGTTAAATCTAGCCACACGTTTTTCGATATCGTATTTTTTGGATTCGTCTTTCTCATTTTCATACTCCTGTTGGGCAGTCAACATCATCTTCTTAAACTTCTTACGGTCTTGATACATTTCTTCCATCATAGCAGGCAAGAAACCAATCTTATCTGTACGGAAGAATTGGCCGTTAGGTGTAATTGTTGCACCTTCTAAACTTGAAATGTCAATTTGTCTTTTCAAGAGTTTATCGACACTCACACCTTGAGAAATAATCTCACGCATTTCCTGTGTGTAGTCTTGTGGTTCAATTAGTGTTTCTGGTGAAATGTTGTACTGCATCATCAAATGAGGATACAAACTATTCAAGTCAAACGATGCAACCCAATTATGCATACCAACTTGTGGGTCTTTAACATACGCACCTTCAAATGCCGCATCTTTATCTTGCACTTCACGGGGTGGTACAATGATACCACGATTCAATAGATATGAATATGTCAGTGAATCCCACATACGTGTTTGTGCAAACACATCTTCATAGTTACATTTGGTGTCATATGCAAGGGTCAATGCCAATTCCAAAAGCTTCAGTTTATCTTCCAACTTTAGAATAAGTTTAACATCTTTGATGTTATATTCAATAAACTTTTGGAAGTTGAGGCGATACAGTGCATGAAGGTTATCATATTCATCATATGAGATTTTACCTTCACCAAGTTCTACCTGTGCAATGTTGTCCAAACGATACGATTCTTGTGACTTACCACCCGGCGCATACCATTTGTACAATTCAATATAGTCGAGAGATTCAACACCAACAAAACTATATGCAATCAGTTGGCGACCATTAATGATGGTCTTGCGTTCTGTGATATAGTTCCACGGAGATAATTTCTTGGCATCATCTTCACCAAGAATCTTACGAAAACGATTTACGAGATAGGGAATATCAAAGAACTTAGTATTCCAACCAGTGATAATATCTGGTGTCATGCGAGTCCAAAGTTCCAAGAACCTTTTGCAAAGAGACCATTCATCTCTGCACTTCCAATAGGTTACATTGTCTGGATCGTCATTGGTGTAGTCACCACAACCCATAACATAAGTGTGACCACCTAGATAGGTTATGGCAATTGCAGTGATTGGTTCGTTGGCCAGATATGGGTCAGGGAAACCATTCTCTGAACCAACCTCAATATCAACTACGCCAACGGAAACTTTATCAACATCCCAATCAACCATTTCAGGATGTTGTTCTGCGATAAATGCATATTCGAATCTGGTGTTGCCATAGATTTTGGTACCGCCAGCAACATCTTCGAATTGTTTTACATAATCACGAGCTTCACGGATGCCATCGAATCGTTTTGGTACGAGGTCTATGCCGTCAAGTGATTTGTGTGTACCATTACCTTTGCGAGCAGGAAGGTACAATTGTGGTTCATAATCAATCTTTAGTTTGATTCGTTTACCGTCTTTGACACCACGATAAAGAATCTTGCCGCCGAGGGATTGAACATTTGTGTAGAAATTAGCCATTAACCTTTGAGTATTTGTTTGTTTGGAAGAATGATACCCGAACCAAAAATTTGATTGTAGTTGTCGATAAAATCTTGAGCAGGAACATAGTAGTATACTACATTCTTCTTATCAATGTCAATAGTTGAATTTTTGCCATGGTTGGCGTGCATAGGGAAAGGTGCGAAACCAACATTCGGTTGACCGTCCTGACCACGCACCACAGCGATTCCTACTGGATTACATATGGTATATGTTGAGGGTGTTTCGGATTTAACTTCGCCTAGGATTTCTTCGTGGG